TTTTGGTCGTCGCCTCCCCCGTCCTTAGGGGTGGAAAGAGTCGTGCGACAGCTTACGCACGACGCCTCTTCCACACCCGCAACAAGGACATAAAAAAGTCAATTTATCGCGTTAAAGGAGCAGAGTAAAAATGATTACACAATTTTTCATGCCTATGGATCCACCAACATGTACGCATCAGGAAAAGAAAGTAGCAGTCGTAAATGGTAAACCGGTATTTTATGACAAGCCGGAAGTTAAGGCGGCCAAGATGAAGCTGATCGATAACATGGCAAAGTACCGCCCTGAAAAGCCTTATGAATGCGGAATCAGGCTGATTGTAAAATGGTGCTTTCCTAAAGGCAGGCATAAGAGCGGCAGCTACCGGGTGACCAAACCGGATACCGATAACCTGCAGAAGCTTTTAAAGGACTGTATGACGGTGACCGGCTTCTGGAAGGATGATGCGCTTGTCGCGTCAGAGATCATTGAAAAGTTCTGGGCGGATGTGCCCGGAATCTACATACACATTGAGCCGCTGGAGGAGTGAAAGTGGACGAAGTTGAAATCAGGATACTGAATGATCTGTTTCTGGCATACAAGTATTATCTGCGGACGAAAAATCTGAAGCAATGGAATCTCGCAATGGAAGAGTACAAGAATAGATACATAGGCGTCGAACTCTATAATGACATTGCTTGGATCTTCATCATGCTCGTTATCAGACAAACCGGGAAAAGAAGGGAATTATCAAATGATCCCACCGACGGCACTCAGTGCCCGGATAAAAAGAGTTAAGGAGGATGGTTAGATGGCAGAAGTCAAGTGTAAAACATGTAAGCATGTAAATTTTTTAAAGGGTAACGGGAATCCGAACCGCTATTACTGCAGCATTGCCAGAACGGAATGTTCCCCGTCCCGGTTAATCTGTAGGACGGAAAGACACTCAGAGGAATTCACGATAAAAAGGACTCCTCGATGGTGCCCCTTAGAGAGGAGTTCAACATGAAAACAATAAGATTGAGTCTAAATGAATATGCTTTTCTGGAAGTCAGGATTACACGAGAAATGGAAAAGGACTGGAAAGAGTGTAAGGCAGATGCACAGGTACCGGCAGGCGATGGAAAGGGCTGCAACAACTGCAGCATGCACCATACGGACGTATTCGGACAGGCATTTTGTGAGATCCCGGCAATTACGGACCGGATGTAGTGGGAAGGGAGAAAATCGATGGAAAGTACTACTGTAATTCTAAAAAATTTTAGTTATGAAAACCTCAATGACGAAATCAAGCGTGAAATGCGTCGTACTGCCAGATCAGCGGTACAGCTGGGCTACATGCTAAAACGTATGTGCAACGAGCATCTATGGGAGAACGTCTATACGGATTTTGACACTTATCTTGCAGAGGAGCTGGGCATCGACTATACAGCTGCCCGCCGCCTCATACAGATGAATGACAAGTATTCGATTGGCGGTAACAGTGCGGAGATATCAACGGTGTTCGAGGGGTATTCCAAGAGCCTGTTGACTGAGATGCTGAATATGACGCCTGAGCAGGAAGCACAGGTAACCCCGGCCATGACGGTAAAGCAGGCGCGGCAGATCAAGCAGGATCCGGTACCGGAGAAAGTTGCGACGTCGCGAACAGATGATGAGGAGTATAAAAGCATACTGATCAGGAGATATTTTGATATCCAGACTGAACATCTGGAAAAACTTAAGCACATTTGTCGTGAAAACAATAAGTCATCTGAAGCAGCCAAGGCTTTTCAGGAATATAAGTCTCCATACGGAGCAACGGGGGGCTGTATGGGTAACGATCTGTTTTATGACTTTTACAGTTTTGCAAAAGGGATTGATTTAGAATATCATGGCAGAGGGGTTCATTTTACATATATTGAATTCGTCAAGAAAGCGCTTGAACTGTATGATTCGAAGGATTCGGTATACGACGATGAACAGGAAGAAGATCCACTCGTAATTGATGCCTATTTCCATGAGGTGGAGGAGCATCCGGATACACCGGACGATTATTGCGTATTAGGTGACAAGCGTATAGAACCGCAGTCCAAAGAGCTTTTTGTCCGGGATCACCCCGAAAGCCGGGAGCCGTTGCCGAAGTTCCGCAACAATGAGGAGCGCAAGAAGTGGCTGTGTGAGTACAAAGCATGGGGGTTGTGGTACCGGGACGATAACATCGATGTGAATTACTATAAATACGATTTTCAGGATGGAAGTCGGCTAATCGTGGCAGAGTATCCGCAGCGGGAAAGCACGTGGTCGAATGAGAAAAACGATGAGTATCATTTTCACCTCCTACAGAAGAATAAACAGAAGTACGGCGGCAAAAAGACTTACGATACCCAGTATTGCAACAGCACAGATTCTGAGACATATCTAGTTGAGTTTCTTAAAAACCTACAGAAGGGAGAACGATAATGAACAGATTAACATTTGAAGAGCCAAACGGGAATTTTGGTGTGGTCGGAATGAACGAAGGCAACAAAGAAGCAAAGCTGTATGCCTGTGTATGTAAATTGCGTGATTATGAGCTGAGCGGCCTCAGCCCGGACGAGGTGCAGCGGATCCAGGAGGACAAGCTTGAGACGCTGGAAAAATTCATGGCCGGTCAGCTGAAGGAGGGGAAGGTCATCTGCCTTCCCTTCCGGTTCAATGACAGAGAGATTCTGTTCTGGAAAGACGGTCAGGCTAATCTTCTGCGCTGCCACGATCGGCAGGAGGCAGATGAGTATATGGCAGAGCTGCAGGAGGTGTGTGGGGGATGAAAGCAGCATTAAAATATCCGGGAGCCAAAAACAGAATTGCTCCGTGGATCTGTGAGCATATTCCTGCGCATGATGTGTACGTAGAGCCATATGCGGGGAGCTTGGCAGTTTTTTTTGCTAAGACGCCGGCGAGGATAGAGACTCTTAATGATCTGGACGGTGATGTAGTAAATTATTTTAAGGTTGTCCGGGAACATCCAGGGGAGCTGGGGAGAATACTTGACCTGACACCATTTAGCAGGGATGAATACAATAATGCATATGAGATCGTTGCAGGTGAATCAGAGCTTGAAAGGGCAAGAAAATTTGCAGTCAAGTGTTGGCAGGGATTCGGATGCGGCAATCTATACCGGAATGGATTTCGAAGCAGCCAGCAGAGAACAAGTCCACACACCACAAAGGCGTGGAGGAACCTTCCGGAGATACTGATAGAGGCCAGTGAACGTCTGAAAAATGCGCAGATCGAAAACTTGCCGGCGCTTGAGATAATTAACCGATACAATACATCAGATGTCTTTATGTACATAGATCCACCATACCCGCATGGTACCCGTAAAAATTATCTATATCGGCATGAGATGACTGATGCTGATCATGTAGAGCTATTGGATATCCTGTGCCAGCATCCCGGGCGGATCCTGATCTCTGGATATGACAATGAGATATATAATGATTTGCTGAAGGGTTGGGGCAAGGTTGCTAAAGGCACTCAGGCCGAAGGCGGCAGACGAAGGACAGAAGTCCTGTGGATGAATTATTAGAGAAAGCGTTGCGGGAATTCCCGTAACGGAAAGAGGGGGGATTTGATGATAATATTTTCTACGATTTTTGGAACAGTGCTGTGCGTAATCACGTTTTTACTAAAACGTTGGGTAAAATGGAAAGATGCATGTGCGCAAATTATTTTTTGGGTGTTATTGTATGGTTGGTTCTTTGGGTTAGCCGCAGAGTTTCAAAGATTATTCAATTGACAAACTCAGATACACTGTTATACAATCAATGTAACAATACATATGACCGCGCATGGATCGGCATGCGTGAAGGACTAATCGGGGTCAGTTACCTTTCGGGGTGGCTGACCCCTTTTTTATTAAAATGAATGTGAGGGTGTGAAGGGGGATGCCAAAAGCAAAGAATGAAAAAGCAGATGAAGCTTTAGAACTTTATAAGCAGGGGCTTAAACTGGTTGATATAGCAAAACAGCTTGATCTCCCAGAAGGCACTGTACGGCGCTGGAAGCATACCTATGACTGGGACGGAAAGAATCCGAACGTTCGCAAAGAGAAAACCGAACGTTCGTTAAAGAAAGTATATGCTAAAACAGCGGAGCAGGTTATAGAAGTCTGCAGCAATAATCAGCTGAATGATCGACGCCGGATGTTCTGTCTAAATTATGTTCAAAGCTTCAATGCAACCAAGGCATACATGAAGGCTTACGGGTGCAGCTATGAAACAGCAGCCGTAAAAGGATGTAATCTTCTAAAGCGTCAGGACATCCGTGACGAGATCAATCTGCTAAAGCAAAACCGGATGAACATGGAGCTGGTGTCCGAGGAAGACATTTTCCAGAAGTATCTGGACATTGCTTTCAATGATATTACTGATTTTCTGGAATTCGGAAGGGAAGAGGTTTCTGTGATGGGACCGTTTGGACCGATCGTCGTGCAAGATGAGGACACCGGGGAAAAGGTTGAATTAAAAAAAGAGATCAATTCCGTGAGGTTCCGGGATTCAAGCAAAGTTGACGGTACACTAATATCCGAGGTGAAGGTCGGGAAGGACGGAGCCAGCATCAAGATGCATGATCGCTTGAAGGCTTTGGACTGGCTAGGCAATCATATGGCCTTCGCAACAGAAGAACAGAAAGCGCGTGTACGACTGCTTAATGCACAGATACAAAGACTGGATGCCGAGAATGACAGTGTGAAGAAAACGGACGGGGGTGTTGTGATTGTCAGCGACATACCCAGAAATAAATGAAGCTAACAGTGTAAGGCTGACCGATGTAATTGGATCGGCATTTTATGACTGCCACTGGGATATCCAAGACGGGCTGCACACGTATTACGACCTGTACGGCGGCAGAGGCTCCCTGAAATCTACCTTTGCGGGTGTGGAGATCGTATTTGGGATGCTGCAGGATCCGGCTGCTAATGCAGTTATATTTCGGAAGGTAGCTGATACACTTAGGGATTCCGTTTATGGACAGGTGCAGTGGGCGATCGAAGCTCTGGGAGTATCCGATTACTGGCATGCCAGTATCAGCCCTATGCGCTTTGTGTATAAACCTACTGGGCAGATGATCATCTTCCGGGGACTGGACAAAGCCCAGAAAACAAAATCAATCAAATGCCCAAAGGGCTATTTTAAATATCTATGGTTTGAGGAGCTGGATGAGTTCGCCGGCGAAAAGGAGATCCGTACTGTTGAGCAGTCTGTAATGCGTGGGGGTCCTAAATTCGTAGTATTCAAAACATTTAATCCGCCATTGTCCAGGACAAATTGGGCAAATGTATATGTCGCTACAGCCAATTCGAGGGCATACAGGTTAAAGACGGATTACACGCAGTCACCCAGAGAGTGGCTGGGCGATGAATTTATAGAAAAAGCAGAGCACCTGAAAGCGACCAATGAAAAAGCTTACCGGCATGAGTATATGGGTGAGCCTGTGGGCATAGGTGCCGATATCTTTGAAATGTTGGATCTTCGTGCAATCACTGACGAGGAAATATCCAGAATGGAACGAATCTATCAGGGGCAGGACTGGGGCTGGTTTCCTGATCCGAAAGCGTTTGTCAGATTGGCTTATGATCATAACACTGAAAAAATCTATGCTCTTGACGAGATTGGCGGCTGTAAGATACGTGTCAAAACTATGGCGCAGAAGATTAAAGCTGCAGGCTACGATGACTATGAGGTTATTTGCGGAGCGGATGAAATTGAGTCAGTTGCAGATTTTACGGATGCAGGTCTTTATGCACGGAGGGCGAATGTTGGTCCCGGAAGTGTAAGGTACACAATGGAATGGTTACAGTGCCGCACGCTCGTGATTGATCAGGCACGTACCCCCAATCTGTACAAAGAAGTGACCGAGTATGAGCATGAACTGGATAAGAACGGAAATATCATAGACGGGTATCCGGATAAAAATAACCATTATATTGACGCCATGAGATATGCGACGAGTCCGATGTCGCTTAGGAGAGGAGAGAGTGCTTAAAAATGGAGGAAAAATGTCTATGGGAATTATAAGCAAATTGAAGGGATGGTGGGATAGGATGTTTGCAGCAGATGCGGAAAAAGCTTTTGGCGTTACAATCAGTACCGACACGATCATGGATGTCGAGATCAGGAGGTGGATTAACACCTACAAAGGACATCCGGACTGGGTGAATCCTGATGATGGAATCAAGACAATCAAGTTTGCAAAAGCGGTATGCTCTGAGACGGCACGCCTCACGACGCTTGCGCTGGATGTGGCATTTGACGGAGGGATTAGGGCTGACTGGCTGAAAAAGCAATTTGATAATGTGATCATGCCGCAGCTTCGCAATTGGTGTGAGTTCGGATGTTCTGCCGGCACCGTAATCCTGAAGCCGACAACAGCTGGCGTATCTATGTACTTACCGGGGCAGTTCATTGTAATCAATTCTTCAAACGGACGGATTACCGATGTTATATTTCAGGACATCGATACCAAGAAGAGCGCTGCAAGAACAGAGTATTACACAAAGCTGGAACGGCACAGCTTTGAAAACATGAAAGTCCGGATGAATGATAGCGAGGAGTACCGTGATGTGATCTATTATCATGTGCAGAATAAGGCATTTATGAGTATGTCGGAAAACTCAATCGGAAAAGAGGTACCGCTCACAGAAACAAAATGGGCAGACCTGCAGCCTGATACCTATATCACAAAGCAGAGTGATGAGCGCATCGATGCAATGCTGTTTGGTGTGTTCCGGATGCCAGCGGCAAATGACATTGAATTTGACAGTCCTCTCGGTGTGGCTATGTTTTCGGATGCGATGGAGGAACTGAAGGATCTTGATATTGCATACAGCCGCAACTCCGATGAGGTGTTTGATAGTTTGTCGATAGAGCTGCTGGCGGATCCGCTGCTTAATGCTTCGGGTACAAAGCTCAGTAAGCGTACAAACGGGGGATTGCCGCGCCACGTGCATAATGTTACGGGTGCGATTAAGGAAGATTTCTATCAGGCGATCGATCGGCCCCTCAAAACAGATCTTCGCATTACCGGTATCAATAACCAGCTGTCCCTTATCGGTTATAAGTGTGGGTATTCCAACGGATATTTTGTATTTGACCAAAAGACCGGCATGGTGACGGCCACACAGGTGGAATCGGATGACCGGCGGACTATTCAGCTGATAAAGGATATTCGGGACAGCCTGGAGAACTGTTTGAAAGACGTATTTTACGCACAGTCCGTATTTGCCGATCTGTATGACCTCGCCCCGGTGGGGAACTACGAAGTAAATTTTTCTTTCGGGGATATCACGTATAATTTCGAGGAAGATAAGCAGCATCATTACAACCTTGCCTCACAGGGGAAGTACCCGTGGGAGGAATATTATGTGGAGTACCTTAAATATTCCAGAGAAGACGCACGGAAGCTGCTTGCGATGGCGAAAGAGGAAAACAAGGGTAATAATTTATTTGAGGGAGAAGTGATAAGATAGATGGACAGACATATAACAATCATAAATTAATGTCAGAAAGCATATCCTATCTCAATAAAGTAAATAATAAAATATAAATATCTAGAGCGGAGAGATTTTATGAAAAACATATTAATGATAACATTCTATGGAAACATATTTTTGTTTGATAATAATCTGAGTCTTGCTGAATGTTCTTTATTACAGCAATTGGCTAATTCTGAACAATTCAGAAAAAGTTTGGACTTCAATGATAGTGCCAGTATCCTTTCCAAATATCTTGATGCGGTAAAACAAGATTTAGGAATTACTTTGGATACGGTGAAAATTTCATATATCGTAAGAATTAAACAATAAAAATATCAGAACTGCTGTGAGATATCACATCAGTTCTGATATTTTAGTACATATACCCAGCTATAATCTTATAGTATTAAATATCATTAATAATTTCCTTAGATAATTTAAAAACTTCCTCTAAAATTTGGTTTGAAAATTTTCGATATTGACTAGATGCATATGGGAAATTCTCTTTGGAAAAATCAACGTTCAGATTACCCAATATCTTGTTATAGTATTCAAAATCATGTATACCGTTAATGGCTAGCTGCCGGGTAAAAGCGATAATAAATCCATTTATAGCCGTGACAGATAATAACTTAGAGGTTTGATCACTCCA